AAGTACTGGATATGATCCAGGAAGCCTATTGTAAATTCATGTCGGTAAAAAACGATGATGCTTGGGACGGAAAAGAATCCGTGTTTTATATGCCAGAGGATAGTGAGGTGGAAATATGAAAAGATCTGAAACAACAAAATTTCTTAGCAGATTGTTGGAAAAAAGCCGTTTTTCTGGTCCAGGTAAATACTGGGCTAGAGAAGTAAGCCTTGATTATGGCTACGCAGCAGGAAAGGCAAGAAGAGTAGATTACATGCAATTTATTCCGGAAAATCAGTGCTCTATCTCAGCAATCGAAAAAGGAATATTTGCATGCTATGAAATCAAAAGTTGCAAAGAGGATATTTACAGCGGAAATGGATTAAATTTTATTGGCGAAAAAACTACCTTGTGACAACAATGGAGTGCTACAAAGAGATTTTACCTGATTTAAAAAATGGAAAATTTGCCCAACATATACGTGAGAATTTTCCGGAATGTTACGCGGAAATAGGTAACATGGGAGTAATGGTTGCAGTTCCGTATCAGAGAGATGTTGCAGAAGAATTTGAAAGCCCAACACCACTAGGTGAAGATGTGGAGAAATGGAGATTATCAGTTATTTTAAAGTGTGGACACAATGGTTCAAGAAAAAGATCCATGACAGAACTGTTGTTTTGCATGGTAAGAAGCGGGCATTGAGAAAGGATGGAATAATATGATACATATCAAAGAAAGATTAATGCAGTACGCGGATAAATATTCGGGCTGCTACAAATACGCCGGGGTGTATGTCAAAGTTATTCAAGATATGATCGAGCAACTTCAAGACGATATAGAACAGGACGAGAAAGAAAATGGTTGGATTCCTGTTAGTGAGAGATTACCGGAAGACGAAAGAGAGTGTCTTGTAACGCTTGAAAAAGTCTATGGAACACCTGAAAAACTTTATGGAATTGCGAGTTATTTAAAATTTGATGATGCCGGATACTGGAATGAAAATAAATATGGGTATCTTGAATGGGATAAATATTCAGATGGGCATGGAGGAACAAAGATGTATAAAGTTATTGCCTGGATGCCACTTCCGGAACCATACAAGGAGGACGAGCCATGATTACATTCTTATTAGGATTCACCCTTGGAATCATATTTGGAGTGGTCGGTCTTGTATGCGTGGCGATCATGTACGACAAGCATCATCCAGCCGAATAGAAAGGAGAATGGTATGCTGACAAGGAACAAGAAGCTGAAAGACTACGGTATTCCGGCAGAGGACATTGAAAAACTGAATACGATGCTGAAAGACTTTCCAGCGGAGTACGGAAGCCTGCTTTCCAGTGCCGCCTTGTCAGCTTGCCCGAAAAACACGGTGATAGCGGATATGGTTATTGAGAATATCCTACACCGGAAAAGTTACAGAAAAATCAGCAGAGAAAGATATATCCCGATGAATCCAAAAGACTTCTACGGATACAGACGCAAGACCGTCGCTGTACTGTATGAGAGGATGCGGTTGTTGGGAGTATGGGAGGAAAAATAAATGAAAGAATATAAATGTCCAAAGTGCAATAGTAAAAACCTTTTTGTCAAGAAAGTTGGGAATAATACGGGATTGTATTGCGGGGATTGCGGTGCATGGATTAAATGGGTCGGGAAAAATGAGCTGAGAGCGTTTGAATATTTAACTAAGCAGAAACACGTAGACGATGCTAATAGCAAACAAGACGATATTGCAAGCATCATTTATAGCACTCTCGATCATATGTATTGCGATAATTGCAGATTCAATAGCGAAATTAAAGAAAGCGATAATGGTGAATGGAACTGTGATGAATGCCACAGAAAATATAATGGATGGGGAGTTTCCATGCAGGAAAGTAATAAAATTGCAAAAGAAATTTTAAAACAGTTAGGAGAATAGAATATGAGCAGACTGATTGATGCAGATAAGATCGATTTTAACGAAGTTTTTGTTGGTGCAAGTGAATTTGCACAAGACACAAGAAATGCGGCACAAATGTTGATTGATAATCAGCCGACAGCTTTTGATGCGGATAAGGCTATTAGCGAATTGAAAAGAGATAAATTCATTGAATCAGAATGTATTTTATCTGATGTGCATCAAGGATACAATGCTGGACTGAGCAGGGCAATCGAAATCGTGAAAGGCGGTGGAGTTGAATGAGAGAAATTCTTTTCAAGGCAAAGCAGATTGATAATGGTGAATGGATAGAAGGAAGCCTCATAGATTTAGACATTGACAGCGGATATTGTTATATTGTTCAGCCGTATAAAAAAGCGAGTATATTGCCAATCATCTTTTTAATAACAGACAGAATGAAATTGGTTGATCCAGAAACCCTCTGCCAGTTCACGGGACTTTGCGGCAAGAACGGCAATAAGATTTGGGAAAATGATATCATTCAGTATGACACAGTTGCGGCTGTTGCTAAGTTCGGAGAATACGGTAATGGAGGTTTAGGATTTTATGTAGATTTTCCAGAAGAAACCAATTATCGAAAAGATTTCTCGTATTGGTCGAAGAAAGTAGTCGTTATTGGAAATGCAGTTGACGATCGAAATTTATTACAGGAGGTGCCGGAATGAGTAAATCAGCGTTAGTGATAGATACACCAGAAAATTGCTATTATTGCACGTTCGGAAGTGCGTACTGCAGCGGAATTGAATATGTGGCTTATTGTGAATTAGCTGACTGTTTGGATTATGATGCATTTCTGATGACAGAAGAACATTATGATTGTGAAAGCAAATCAAGACCTGATTGGTGTCCATTGAAGCCACTGCCGGAGAAAATGAAAGTAACTGGGCTTTATAACGGCGAGTATTTCAAAGCGGGAGACAAACTACCGAGCTATAAGATCGGCTGGAACGATTGTATTGATGAGATTACAGGAGGAATGGATTAATGGCATGTGCAAAGAAATGTGATAGATGTGGAAAACTGTATGAGCAGTACAATTCTAAAAACGATAGAAAAAATCCTAATGGGATCATGGTATTAAATCTGGATAGTCAGAGAAGATATTTCGCACATAATACTCTGGATTTATGTCCTGATTGTATGAAAGGATTTCAGGACTGGTTTGGAGAGGTAAAGTAGATGGAGAGATTAACTGAAAGAGTGTATGACGGGCTCATAATAATAAAGCAGGATAGTGGCGACGAAGGAAATTATAAAGCGGCTGATAAACTTGCCACCTATGAAGACTTAGAAGAACAGGGCTTACTTGTGAGATTGCCGTGTTCTATCGGCACAACTGTATGGGATATATATGGCACGGGTATTCGAAAAAACGTGGTAAGCGGAATTGAATACGGAAAAGACGGCAGATGGTTTTTATGGGCGAACGAGGATGAATGGCTTGGAGAATTGAATGTTGTGGTATTCCTCACCCGTGAAGAAGCCGCGAAGAAGCTGGAGGAGATGGAGAATGGCTGAATATGTTAAAAAGTCAGATGTAATAAAAATCATGGAAAATAATTCTCACATGATAGAGGTATTTGGAGTTAAGAAGAAAATAATTGACGGATTCGCAATGGGCGTGTGATTCCGGAGCAAAAGCATTGGAAAAGCAGATTCCATGCAAACCTGAAGAATATGTTTCAGATTTTCCGTACAATATATTTTCCACTCAAAAATGTGCGAAATGCGGAACACCTGTTTTTGGTAAAAAAATAAGCAAGTACTGTTCTGAATGCGGGCAGAAAATTGACTGGGGAGAGGAGTGATTAAATGGATTTTAATACAGCAATGGCGAAATCAGTAGCATGGGCCAGTACATCATTTGCCGTAATAGCGGCACTCAGTTATACAAAAGAACCATTATGCTTAATGGCATTAGTTCTTCCGCTGTTTGTTGGATTACTTGCACATTAATGAGAAGGAGTTGATAATCATGTTGGACAATCCTACACTTGAAATTGACAGAGAAAAGAACGAAGTTACGATAAAATGTAATGGGGATACTATAAAGTTCAAAGATGATAATGTGGAAGTGACCAGGGCGAGCAAAAACATGATGTTTAAACCACCAGAAATAACACCTCAGCTCGCCATATCAGCATTTGCAGTACTACATCAATATTGCAACTCAATCAGTCCACATGATTGCATCAGATGTGCATTTTACGAGCATTGCCTGGAATGCTTCATGGGATGCCCGGGAGATCAGGGCGAGGTAATCAGAAAATTACAAAGCAACGAATAAAATTAGAGAGTCGGTATTTACCGGCTCTTTTTTAGCACAAAATTCCTCAAACATGTACCACAACTTTTCCACTGACCTGTGATAGAATATACTCAGAAACGCTACTATGGGATTTTATAGCCAGAAATGAGGTGATGATATGGCGAACTTAAAATTAGTTACAAGAAAACTCCAAAAAGCTATATTATCCACCGGATTAATCATAAAAATCGGAACATCGCAATTCTACAGCCATGAACAGGAACGATTGATAACAGTAACAATTATATCAACGCCAGTGTTTAGACCAACAAAACGTGGTGAATGGAAAGATTGTGATTACGAAATACTCCGAACTGCATCCCAGTATGATGTAGTCATGTGCCTAAAAGAAATATGGGAGGCAGTCAGAAAATGAGGATGGACAGAGGTGATTAGATGAACTTAACGCCTAAACAGGAAGCGTTTGCACTTGAATATATAAAGAATGGCGGGAATGCATCTGACGCCGCAAGGAAAGCTGGATACTCTAATGGAATCATTAGAAACGCGACAAAAAAACTGTTGGAAAAAGGGTGCATTTCCGCATATATAGCCGAAAAACAGTCTCTCATTGAAAAACAAAAAGGCACTGACATCATGTCTCTGGCAGAAATTCAGCAGCGCCGCTCCATGATCGCAAGAGGTGAGCTGACTGATTCATTCGGATTTGCTCCGGATTTCTCCGATCAGCTGAAATCCATGAATGATCTGGAAAAGACGCTTGCCATAAAAGAAGCCAGAGAAGAACAGCAGAAAGCAGAAGAAAAAGCTAGATTGCAAGGTGAATACCATATTGATCTGAACATTGTCCCGGACGTATTTCATAAAATGATTAGGGATATTCGAGCAAAGAAACATAGTGAATACATTCTTCCTGGTGGACGTGGTTCCATGAAGTCCTCAACTATATCTCTGATTATACCGGAACTGCTGAAGAATAATCCGAACATGCACGCTCTGATTCTGCGAAAAGTCGGAAACACTATCAAAGATTCTGTTTACGCTCAGATGAAATGGGCTATTGATAAATTAAATCTAAATGAGGAATTTGTGTGCAAGGTATCTCCTATGGAGATTACGTATAAGCCTACTGGACAGAAGATTTACTTTCGTGGTGCTGACGATCCATTAAAGATTAAGTCTATCAAGCCAGAGTTTGGATATATCGGTATTGTCTGGTTCGAGGAGTTAGATCAGTTTTCTAATCCAGAAGAAATCCGAAATATTCAACAGTCTGCTATTCGTGGTGGTAATGAAGCATATAAATTCAAGTCATTCAACCCGCCTAGGAGTAAGAATAACTGGGCGAATGAGTATACGGCAGAAGCGGAAGAAAAAGACGAAAATGTAATGGTTGTGCATAGCACTTACCTTGATTTGGGAATCGAACAGGAATGGCTTGGAGATGTATTCCTTGCAGATGCCGAACATCTAAAAGAAGTAAATCCAGATGCTTACGACAATGAGTATTTAGGCCATGCTAACGGAAATGGTGGAAATATCTTTGAATACATCGAAGAAAGAACTATCACGGATGAAGAAATTAGTCACTTTGACAGAATTTATCAGGGCGTTGACTGGGGCTGGTACCCGGATAAATATGCTTTTTCCAGAATCTATTATGATTCCGCCAGAGAAACAATCTATTTTATTGACGAGATTTACGAAAACAAAAAATCAAATGAATGGACTGCGAATGAAATTAAGCGAAGACAGTACGATGATTACGAAATTACTTGCGATTCTGCCGAGCCTAAATCAATCAATGATTACAGAGATTCAGGACTCCCAGCAAGAGGAGCAATCAAAGGACCGGGAAGCATTGAGTATTCTATGAAGTGGCTGCAAAGAAGAAAGCTTGTGTTTGACCCAAAAAGAACGCCAAATGCTTGCAAAGAGTTCAAGAAATACGAATACGAACGTGATAAAGATGGAAATATTTGCAGTGGATATCCGGACAAGGATAATCATTTGATAGATTCTGTCCGGTATGGCTCAGAATCGTTGTGGAGAAGAAGGGGACACAGTGCATAATGTGTAAATTTTGTGATAATTTAGCTTCTTACAAAGAATACTATGATAATCCAGAACGCAAGAAGAACAAATATATATACGGATGCATGTTGTACATGTACATGAAAGACCGAAAAGGAAGCATTACTTCCAGACCGTTTGACCTTAATTATTGTCCGATGTGTGGAAAGAAGATAGCGACAGGTGACTAAATGGGACTTATAACAACACTAAAAAGGTGGTTTAACATGATATTCAAAAAACAAGCCGAAGAGGATTTTAACATCCAGGCAGCAGAATTTCCAGAGATGGAATCACTGATTAACCGGTGTGCGAACATCTACAGGGGCGTACCGGAATGGCTAGACGATAAGAATAATATCAAGACGATTAATTTTGCGAAATCTGTCTGCTCAGAGGCAGCCCGGCTCGCAACACTGGCGATCGGCATTCAGATAGACGGTTCTGCAAGGGCTACATGGTTACAGGAACAGATTGACAAGGCATATTTCCAGATTCGCTATTGGGTGGAATATGGCTGTGCTTATGGAACGGTATTTATCAAGCCAAACGGTGAGAGCCTTGATGTATTTACTCCGGCAGATGTGATGATTGTAGATTATGATAATCAGGAAATAAAAGGGATTATATTCAAAGATTCTTATACTGTTGGACGGAAATACTACACAAGGCTTGAATATCATAGATTTGTTGAGACCACTGTGGATGGCGTAACAACTTATCCATACTACGTTTCTAATAGAGCCTATGTATCAAAATCCCCTCAGAGCATCGGCGACAGAATTGACCTTAAACAGACCAAATGGGCTGACCTCATGACGGACACACCGCCAATTCTCAAAGCAAACGGCGAGAAGCTGGACGGACCTCTGTATGGAGTACTGCGGACACCACAGGCGAACAATGTAGACATTAGTACGCCACTTGGACTTCCAATTTTTGCCGAAGCAATTGAGGAGTTAAAAGACCTTGACATTGCATACAGCCGTAATGCCGGAGAAATTTTTGACTCGCAGAAGACTGTTCTGGCAGATGATAGACTGCTGATACCAAACGGCGCACCTGTATCAGCTATGTCGCCACAGGGCATGGAGAACAGACGGAATGAGATGAGGTTACCGCACTTTGTTAAGAATGTATTCGGACAGGACGCGAAAGAATTCTACCAAGAAATTAATCCAGTTCTCAATACAGATACCCGTATAGTCGGCATGAATGCCCTTCTGAACCAGATAGGATATAAGATTGGATTCTCTAACGGATATTTTGTTTTTAACGAAAAAACCGGTATGGTGACGGCTACGCAGGTAGAAGCAGACGACCGACGGACAATTCAGTTTGTCAAGGACGTTCGGGATAAACTAGAGTGTTGTTTGAATGACACTATATATGCCTTAAATACATTTGCAGATTTGTATGGCATCGCACCAGATTCTAACTGGATTTACGACGAAAAGAAAAAGAAATACGTCCAGTATATAGTTAATTATGATTTTGGCGATTTTACATACAGCAGAGAAGAAGACAGGATAGCGTGGTACAGTTATGTAAATTCCGGACATGTAACATTTTGGCGTTATTTAGTGAAGTTTTATGGATATACCGAAGAGGAAGCAAAAAAAATTTCACAAGAAGCCAAAGAGGAAAACAAAACGAGAGGTTTTTTTGAAGAAGAGTAATGAGGTTAGAACAATGGTCAAAGAAGCTCAGCCAGAGCCTTACGGATAACCCAAGATGCAGAACGTTCTTCACGTTCACAGTAAGAAATCATCTTCTTATACTGCTCTGGCTCGAAGCTGATCGTGGTCTTGACGTACTTGTCCTTATCGTCTTTTTTCTGGTTCGCCATGCTTACACCTCCCATCTAGTTAACTATATCAGATGGCTCTGGTGATAGCAATAGATATGGGGAAATCCCTGTATTTATAAGGGCTTGCTGGTCATGGACTTTTGGGACGAGGGATTTAGTGAACCAGTAAAAATCCAAAACATATACCACGACTTTTGATGAAAGAGGTGATACACTATGCTTAGTCCTGAATATTTACGCCGGATAACAGAGGGCAGTGAACAGATAGCAGAAGAATTGCATCAGTATATCATCTCTGAGATCGTGTCGAGGATGATGACAAGAATCGGCAGAGGTGAGGATTATATTCTGACCAATGCCGATGCGTGGAGAATCAGAACGCTACAGGAATCCGGCGAACTGCTAGAGGACATTCTGGCAGAACTATCCAGATATACCAAACGCGAACAGCAGGAGCTTCTTGAAGCGTTTGAAGATGCCGGAATCACTGCAATGAACTACGATGACAAGGTATATAAGGCGGCAGGATTAATCCCTGTGCCGCTTGAACAATCCCCAGCCATGATAAGGCTTATGGAGCGAAATATGAACCACTGCCTAGGAGATTGGAAGAACTTCACACGAACAACCGCAAGTGCCGCTCAGAGGCTCTATATCGAGCAATGCGACCTTGCATATAATCATGTGATGAATGGGGCAGTTGGGTATACGCAAGCCATTAAAGAAGCGGTTAATAATGTTGTGAGTGATGGCGTTACTGTTACGTATCCATCTGGCAGAAAAGACACGATTGAAACAGCGGTAGCACGTTCTGTCAGAACTGGTGTGGCTCAGGCGTGTGCTGATATCCAGTTGATAAGAATGAAAGAAATGGGATACGGTTTAGTACTGACATCGGCACATATAGGAAGCCGCCCAAGCCATGAAGTATGGCAAGGACAGGTATTTTCCATAGACTGGGAAAAATTAAAAGAAATCAAGCCGGAGTTCTTTCGGGAACGAGATACACCAGAATACCGTAGAATGCTGGAACAAAAAGCAATCCAATATCCAGATTTTATTGAAAATTGTCATTATGGTGAAGCTGATGGAATATGCGGAGTAAATTGCAGACATCATTTCTCAGTTTGGGTGGAAGGAATGCCGAATCCTTATACAGAATTATCAGCACAGGACAAAGCCAACAAAGGCAAGCAGTACGAAAAGGAACAGCGACAACGTACTTACGAGCGAAGAATCCGCAAAACGAAGCGTGAGGTTCTTGGACTGCAAGCAGGAGTTGACAATGCACCGAATGAAAAGGCAAAATTCGCACTCCAGCAAGACCTTGACCGAAAGTCTTATCTTTTGCAGAAACAAAATGCTGCATACAAAGATTACTGCAAGCAGAACGACCTGAGGGAACTACAAGACCGACTCATGATAGCAAAGTGGAATCGCCAGAATGCCGCAAAAGCCAGAGGAGCGGCAAAGAGATATAAAACAGCAAAGGGGATTGACTGATGGGCAGATGGGAATATTTCAATCCGAATCCTGTTAAGGATAAGAGAACAGGAGATTGCGTTGTCCGGGCAATATGCAAAGCAACCGGGTTCGACTGGGAAACGGTATTCACCGGATTAATGATACAGGCGTGTACTCTGTCAGATATGCCATCAGCTAATTACGTTTGGGGAGCATACCTTTATAAGCATGGGTACAGACGTAAACTGATTGAACAGTCAGAGCGATATATCTATACAGTCAACGACTTTTGTGCAGATCATCCGACCGGTACATATATTCTCTGCATAGATGGTCATGTAGTGACGGTACAGGACGGCAAATATTTCGATACATGGGATAGCGGCAATGAAATCCCGGTATATTACTGGGAAAAGGAGTAGCTAAATGAGCATACAGGAATTTATTCAATTTTTTCTTTCAATTTGTGGAGGAATATCAATTGTTGGAGGGGCAGCAGCTGCTATTTTTAAATGGATCGCTCCGGCGTTTCGACTTAATAAGCGAGTAGAGACACTGGAAGAACATGACAGACGATATTATGAAAGTCTTCGGAGAATCGCAGAACGAGATTCATTAATTCTGGAAGTGTTATCAACCATGTTGGACAGTCAGATCAGCGGAAATAACGTCGAGGAATTAAAAAAAACAAAACAGAAGCTTACAAATTATCTTGCGCAGAATCAACGTTAATTGCATTAATAAGGGGTATGCTCATGAAGTTATATGTATTCACAAAGAAAGATATAGACAGGTTCTTGACAGAGTGTAATTTCACACCGGATGAAGAAAGATTGTTCCGGCTGAGATGCAAGGAACACACTCTTGAATACTGTGCTGAGCAGATGAATGTGAGTATATCCACAGCGAAACGATTAAGCCGGAGGGTGAATAATAAAATAATTAAAGTATGCCAAAAAGTAAGGAGAGGATATTTTTACCCTCTCCCATTTTTTTTAACAGAAATCTTCTTTCACAACCCTTTCAAGTAGTTTTATCACATATTCTGGCGGAGTTCGTTTGTCACTCTCCCAGTTTTCAATACTTCTTTTAGGAATACCATATTTTTCAGAAAAAGCTTGCTGGCTCAGATTTGTAAGATTCCTTAATTCCTTTATATCCATATATTAGCCTCTCGTTTCTTCCCAATCGCCATCGTCAAAAATCGTGACCTGTCTATGTATCGTCTGCACCCAGTCTTCACCAGTGGAATTTCCGAACGGATCTCGGCTTTTTCTCGGTACTTCCTGTTCTAATTCCACATAACGACACCACGTAGATTCGTCTTTTACTATTTTCCATCCTTTTTCGACTAATTCTTTAATTCTTTCTTCGCCTGTCATTTTATTATCCTCCCTTGACTATATTTTTGCCTTCATAGTATAATGGCTTTGTCACTTACAGAGGGATGTTCTGTAAGCGGAGTGCCTAACGATTCCGGGCACCACGGATTGAAATAATAATTTTAGGTATAAAGAGCTAGCTTTGCATGCTTAGCTCTTTTTACTTTGCATTTTTTCCGTCTCCATAACATTTATAAAACGCTTCAACCAGCTCTGCCAGTTCCTGCGGCGTGAGCTTTTCTTTTAGGTTGTCCGGTATGCCACAGCCATTACGGACGTTTGAGTATCACGAGGTAGGCGCTCATATGCCACCTAAACAGCCTGTTCAGAACATGGATAGTAAATACGTCACCAGACAGGAATATAACGATTTAAAGGGCAAATACGAAGCTATCATAAACCGATTAAATTCTTTTTCTGAACCTGTTAGGGCTAATACCGTGCAGGAATCAGCAGTCAAGGGAGGAAACGCAGATGAGTAATCCATTATTCAATGCCCTCGGTGGTGGAATGTCACAGGGAAATGGGCCAATGCAGATGATACAGCAGTTTATACAGTTTAAGCAGAATTTTAAGGGAGACCCGAAAGCAGAAGTTGAGAAGATGCTACAATCTGGAAAGATTTCTCAGCAACAGCTTAATCAAGTTCAGCAGATGGCAGGGCAGTTTCAGAATCTGCTAAAAAATATGAAATAGTACATTACAATCTGGCCAGATTGATGTAAATACACAATAAAGGAGATTATAACTATGGATGGAAATTATAGCTTAGCAGATATTGCCGCTGCTACTGGAAACGGTAGAAATAATGACGGTATGTTTGGCGGAGATGGTAGCTGGTGGATTATTGTTTTATTCATTTTTGCTTTCTTTGGATGGGGAAACAACGGCTGGGGCAATAACGGCAACGGCGGTGGATATATAGCCACAGCAGCTACTCAGGCAGATATTCAGAGAGGATTTGACAACTCCGCAGTAATCAGCAAGCTTGACGGAATCAACAACGGTCTCTGTGATGGATTCTACGCAGTGAACAACGGCATGCTTACCGGATTCAACGGAATCAACACAAACATCATGCAGACTGGCTTCGGAATCCAGCAGGCTATTAACGCTGATACTGTAGCAAACATGCAGAATACCAACGCATTACAGGCACAGCTTGCAAACTGTTGCTGTGAGACCAGAGAAGCATAGGAGGTGCAGTTATGAGAGATATTAAAGATTTATGCGCAAGAATTGAAGATGAACTGTCCAAAATCGCTGATAATGGGCTAAACACTGGAAATCTGGAAATGACATACAAGCTGATTGATATGTACAAAGATATCAAGAACACTCAGTACTGGGACAAGAAAGTAGAGTATTACAACGCTGTTCTTGATGAGATGCGTGGCGGATACAATGACGATTACAGCGAACGTGGAAGAAAGCGCGACAGTATGGGGAGATACAGCACAAATGATGGTAGAATGATGCCGGATTATGACAGGGGCAGTTCTTATGCCAGACGTGGTGAACATTATGTCAGAGGCCATTACAGCCGTTCTGACGGACGAGATGCTTACGATGACTACATGATGCAGAAACAGAGTTATCGTTCCGGTAAATCTGAGGACTGCAAAAGGAAGATGCTTGCCGCATTGGAAGAACACCTTGACGAACTCACAACAGAAATGAGTGATATGTCTAAGGACGCAGAGTGCCGTGAAGAACGCGATCTTGTTAAAAGATACGTGGAAAAGCTCCGTGATATGCTCTAATTGGCTAAAACATGTACCACAACTTTTTAGAGAGTCTGTGGTAAAATGTATTCATAAGGAAGATTCGTAAGTGGTTGCCGCCACTTGACATAGACATTTTTCATTGACTCCTCCTTTCTTGGGTACGTGTCCTTAATATAAAATGCAGTGTTTAGCTAACACAAGAAGCATGAGGTTGAAAAGCGGATGCAATTTCCGACACGTACCATTGCCGTTAGTGCATGGCGGCATACCTCCTTGTGAGAGCATATAACTGAACAGTGGAATTCAACCCGTGCAGAGGTGCGCGACCGTATAGGCGGTGTTGACGTAGCCCGAAACGTCTCGTGTTTAGGCATAGCACGTAAAATACCTTGCTAACCCGGGAATCCGGGTTATGTGGAGTCTGTCGGAGTACAGAACGAATATCTACAGATACAGGTTTTCCAGTTCGACTCTGGAAGCTCCACTTTGATTCGGTTAGAATTACGCTGTCTGTATACAGGCGGTCTATGATTCAGTTGAATTACAACATCATGATGCTGAAAAGGTTATGCCTTATCCTGTAGACTGGTGTCCGGTCCGAAAAGGCGCTTTAATGTGGCTTCGCCAAGTGGTAAGGCACCGGGCTTTGACCCCGGGAGAGGAACACTCATTCATTGGTTCGAATCCAATAGCCACAGTTACCTTGCCAGTGGTCTAACTGGCTTAATCCAATACCTGCGGCGGCAGGTCAATAAACACGACCAGGAGGATATGTATGCAGAAACTTATTGACACATTAAAATCATTTGGAATTGAAATCCCGGAGGACAAACAGGCAGATGTGAAAAAGGCACTCTCTGAGCATTATAAGAATGCCAAAGAAGTAGCAAAAACCCTGTTGAAAGTCGAGGGAGAACGCGATAACTGGAAAGAACGTGCCGAGACAGCAGAAGAGACCCTGAAAGGGTTTGACGGTATCGACCCGGCGAATGTTAAGACCGAGTTAGAGACTTGGAAGCAGAAAGCGTCAGATGCAGAGAAAGAATTCAATGCAAAAATCTACGACCGCGATTTCTCAGATGCGCTCAAAGCGGCACTCGATGATGTTAAGTTTTCCAGCGAAGCGGCAAAGAAATCTGTTATGGCAGACATCAAGGAAGCCGGATTGAAGCTGAAAGATGGTAAAATCCTTGGACTGAACGACTTGATCGAACAGATGAAGCAGTCTGACGCGTCTGCTTTTGTGGATGAATCTCAGCAGCAGGCTCAGCAGAATCAGGCAAGATTTACCACTCACGTTGGACATCAGCAGACACCGGGAAGCATGACAAAGAAGGAAATCGAAGCGATCAAAGACCCGTCCGAGAGACAGGCCGCAATTGCTCAGAATATCCAGTTATTCCAGTGATTTTTACACCGACTATACGCCAGAGTATAGCCGCTAACCCAATACCTTAACAATTATGGGTAGAAAGGATTTTTTTATGCCAGCAAAAACAAATCTTATTATGAATAATGATATTAAGGCCGCAGCACGTGAGATTGACTTTGTAACCAGATTCGAAAGAAACTGGCAACACTTACGTGATATTCTGGGTATCATGAGACCTATCAAAAAGACACCCGGAGCGCTTCTTAAATCAAAATACGCAGAAGGCACATTGCAGGATGGAAATGTTAAAGAGGGCGAAGAAATCCCTTACAGCAAATTCACTGTAAAAGAAAAGCCTTATGCAGAAATGAGTATTGAGAAGTACGCAAAGGCTGTATCTATCGAAGCGATTAAAGATCACGGTTATGAGAACGCCGTTCAGATGACCGATGATGAATTCCTTTTCCAGCTTCAGGCCAATGTTACCGGCAGATTCTATGACTATCTGAAAACTGGTACACTTACTTCCACAGAAACTACATTCCAGATGGCTCTGGCAATGGCTAAAGGCCGTGTTGAAAACAAATTCAAGCAGATGCACAGGAATGTGACTGGTGTTGTTGGATTTGTGAACATTCTGGACGTATATGAATACCTCGGAGCGGCTGAGATCACTATTCAGAACCAGTTTGGCTTCCAGTACATGAAGGACTTTATGGGATTCAATACGATTTTCTTACTGTCCGACAGCGAGATTCCAAGAGGACAGGTTATCGCTACTCCTGTTGAGAATATCGTACTTTACTATGTTGACCCGAACGAATCTGACTTCGCAAGAGCAGGACTTGTATACACTGTATCTGGTGAGACAAACCTGATCGGATTCCACACTCAGGGCAACTACCACACAGCAGTGTCCGAAGCGTTTGCGATTATGGGACTTACTCTTTTTGCGGAGTACATTGATGCAATTGCAGTAATTACCATTGACGAAACACCAACACTTGGTACTCTGACAGTAACATCTGCGCCTGGAGCAGAAAGCGGTGATACAAAAATCACTGTAAATCCGGCCAAGGAAAATGCTGGCAATGTGTATAAATACAAATTTGCGGCAGACGCAGTAACTGTTGAATATGGACAGAACCTCAGAAATTGGACTTCTTGGGACGGAAAAACTGACATTAAGGCAACGGCCGGACAGAAGATTACAGTGGTTGAGTGTGATGGAACATACAAAGCACTAAATGCCGGAAGTGAAACCGTAACAGTAAAACAATAAACGTGGGAGGTAGCTGGCATGGCTTATGCAGATTATGATTTTTACACAGAATCCTATTATGGCAATGTCGTGCCAGAAGCTGACTTTTCACGTCTGGCGGAAAGAGCCAGCGATTTTATTGATACATTGACATTTGATAATTTGGTGGACGGACTGCCAGCTGATAAGCGTTCACAGAAACGTATTAAAAAGGCGGTCTGTTCACTGGCTGAATTAATGTATCAGATTGAACTTGCTGAGAAGAATGCTACCAATGCCGCTGTGAGCGGTACGTCAACCGCAATCGGGTCCGGTGGTAGCACGACAGGCATTGTAACATCTGTGTCTTCCGGCAGTGAATCCATCTCTTACGCAACGCCACAGCAAATTGGGGCAAGTGCAAAGGAATGGAGTGCGGTGTATGCTGCCGCCGGAGATGTGCAGAAAACGAACGACTTGCTCTTAAAGACAGCTTTGCCGCTTCTGATGGGAGTAAGGACGGATGATGGAATACCGATTCTTTATGCGGGGGTGTGAGTATGAAATGCAGACAGTGCGGAAAAGAACTTAAGCCACATTGGAGTACCGACATTTGCCTTGAATGTTCAAGGGAAAATATGAAAAAGATATTCAGAGAAAATCCCGAAGTAAAGCAGGCATTCCGTGAAACTATTGAAGAACTTAAAAAGCCTGAAAATGTTGAGAAAATGGCTAAAAATACAGCTGATTTTATGAATGCTATTCAGGCGTTAAGGGGTGATAAATAATGGACATTTCAACATTAGGCTCATGTATAGCAATCGTTATGATTTGCTATATCGTAGGAATGGGCTGCAAAGCATCAAAAAGAATCTCCAATGAATGGATTCCAGTAATTATGGCGGTTATTGGTGGGATTCTCGGAGCGGTCGGAATGGGAGTTATCCCGGATTTTCCGGCAACGGATTATATCACAGCAGTTGCGGTCGGTATGTTTAACGGATTGTCGGCTACTGGTGTGAATCAGGTTATTAAGCAGACAGTGCAGAAATAATAATTAAGGAGAGGATATCATGTACGAAAAAACGGTGACGATTTTCAATTATTATGAGAATCCGACAACAGGAGATGCGTACTGGTATCCTCATGTGCTATCCGGCGTTGACCTCATTACGGACAAGGGAGCAATCCTCAAAAAGTACGGACCAGACATAACTGACAACGCACAGTTGCACGTTCGATATACCGTCCAGAACGGCGATATAACCATTACTGATAAAGACGGCAAGATTCTTCCATGGGTGCCGCCTAAAGAGTGGAAAAGGCAGATTAACAACGCTCTGGAAGACACTATCACATTCTCAGATGAGTCATTCTTCTGGGAGGGTGAGTGGACTGGTGGAACGATATCCGATGGTGATTATCGGAATGGATTCTATCAGTACATGAATGAGAATAAGGATAACGTGTTTAAGATTACCAGTGTTGGCGGTCCGTATACACTGATTCCACATTTTGAGATTCTGGGTAAGTGATATGAGTAAAATTCATCATTTCAAAGGGTTCTCCGTAGTCGATGGAGATATGAAAATCAAACTGAATATGGACAGGTTCTCCAGGCAGTATCAAAAAGCCCAGTACCTCCTTGATGGAATGGTTATGGACAGTATGGTGCCGTTTATGCCGATGATTACAGGGGACTTCATTAACCGAACAAAAGTTGAGAGCACATCCTTGCAAGGAACTGGGAAAGTATGCGCGGCGGCGGCTCCTTATGGGCGCTTTCTGTACGAGGGGAAAGGAATGGTTGATGAAGCAACTGGAAGTCCCTACGCAAGACGTGGAGCAAAGAAAGTCCTCGTCAGCCAGTTTTCTGGTCAGACAGCCGCAAAGGAGAATCTCGAATACACCAGACAGGCACACCCACGGGCGCAGGCAAAGTGGTTCGATGCCGCTAAACGACAATACGGTAGCACGTGGATTCGTAAAGTAAAAGCGCAGGCAGGAGGTGGCAGACATGGCGGATAAACCTATCGGTAAAGATGCAACTGGATATGAGATTTTGACAGATGCCATGAAAGCACTTTTAAGCCAGTATCCGGGACTGTACGAAAATGAAACAATCAAATTTGAAGAACTTGGCAAAGAATCTGGAATTGCGTTCTCAGCAGATAACGGAGCGTTGATCTATTCAGAAAAAGAAGATGTTTGTGGAACAATGCATCAGGTATGCCAGTATCCATTTTATGTGGTATACCGCACAGCATCTGACAAGGAAAGGCAGAAGTTATCTGTTCAGAAGTTTCTTGACAATCTCGGCAAATGGATATGCCGGGAACCAGTTATTATAAACGGCTCTGAGACACGTTTAAATACGTTTCCTGAGCTTTCACAGGGACGAGTGATAAAACGCATCACCCGCGACAACTCTTATGGTTTAGAACCACAGGAGAGTGGCGTACAGGATTGGTTATTGCCATTGTCAGTACGCTATGAAAATACTTATGAAGTAATATAACAAGTAACAACCGGCTATCAATTAGAGATAGTCGCTAACCTACACAGCCTTTTAAAAGTTATAGGCAGAAAGGACATTTCTATGGCAGTTACAGGCAAGATTGACCGTAAATATATGGCTCATTATATCGATGCAGGTTTTCTCTGTGGAGGAATGACATCGAAGTATGAGCGCCTTGGAAAGGATCTGGAAGAGTACAATGTAGAACTCAATCCAGATACTGAAACATCTAAAAACATTCTTGGAGAATCCACATTCAAGCATAACGGCTACGAAGTTTCTTCTGACACTGATCCGTTCTACGCAGATACCACATCTGATCTGTTCACAGCATTACAGAAGATCGTAGACAACAGATACAAAGACGATAACCTCAAAACAAAAGCAGTTGAGGTTCATCTCTGGACAGAAGCCACAACAGGCAAGTATGAAGCATATCAGCAGGACTGCTACGTTGTGCCGACATCCTACGGTGGAGACACATCTGGCTATCAGATTCCATTTACTGTCAACTATGTTGGCGAACGTGTAAAAGGAAAATTTGATATCAATTCCGGTACATTCACAGCTGACAGTGAATAAGCACATACACAAGGAGGATATGCTAAATGGCAAAAGTAATTAATACCAAAATTGATGATGGAATTTTTACATTCACGTTTACCAACAACGAAGACGAAGTTTTTTCTTCTTTCAAGCTTAACCCGACTGATATCAATGTAGCAGCACGTGCGGAGGAACTGGGAGAGTACTTTGACCAGCTTAAAAATTCTATTCAAAAAGTCACATCTGGTAAGGAAATGGCAGAACTGAACAAACAGATCGAAGACAAAATCAACTATCTGCTCGGATATGAAGCATCAAAAGACCTGTTCAAGGAGCCGATCACAGCAACTACTGTATTCGGCAATGGTCAGGTATTCGCATATATCGTTCTGGATAAGATCGCGGAAGCAATTGCACCGGAAATTGAAAAGAGAAAAAAGAAAATGCAGGCAGCAGTCAATAAGTATACGAAGAAGTATACAGAATGACCGCCTATGAGCTACCCACCTCACTAAACATAAGTGGGGTGGATTTTTCTATCAGAACGGATTTTCGAGCAATTATTGATATTCTGGTCGCCATGAATGACCCAGAACTGGACGAGCAGGCGAAAGCAGTTGTTATGTTGCAGATTCTGTTTGAGGACTGGCAGAGCATACCGCCTGAGTGTCTGGACGAAGCTTGTCAGAAAGCATCAGAGTTCATCGACTGCGGACAGTTGGACGATAATCCGAACCGCCCAAAACCCCGTTTGATGGACTGGGAACAGGATGGAGACATGATTGTTCCGGCGGTAAACAAGGTTGCCGGTAAAGAAATCAGAGCAGTGTCTTATATGCACTGGTGGACGTTTTTTGGATACTTTATGGAATCTGGCGAATGTCTTTTTAATACCGTAGTTGGAATTCGTTCAAAAAAGGCAAAGGGCGAAAAGCTCGATAAATGGGAAAAGAAATTCTATCAGGAAAATAAGAACATTATTGACATAAAAACACGTCTCAGCGGCGAGGAGCAAGCGTATAAAGATGCGCTGAATGAGATGTTGAACCTCAAATAGTTAGGAGGTGGACACATGGCTGCTGATGGCTCAGTCATTATTGATACCAGAATGGATACAACCGGTGTCCAAAATGGCGTATCAGCTATAAAACAGTCATTTAACGGCCTTGGGAGTGCTGTAAAAAAAATCGCTCTGCTGATTGGCGGAGCGTTTGCAGTTGGCAAGTTAGCACAGTTCGGAAAAGAGTGCGTGGAACTCGGCTCTGACCTTACAGAAGTGCAGAACGTGGTCGATGTTACATTTACCACCATGTCCGACAAGGTCAATGAATTTGCAAAGAACGCCATGACCTCAGCCGGACTGTCAGAGACAATGGCAAAAAGGTATGTCGGTACGTTCGGAGCAATGTCTAAGTCGTTCGGATTTTCAGAATCACAGGCTTACGACATGTCAACGGCCCTGACGCAGTTGACTGGTGATGTAGCATCATTTTATAACATTAGTCAAGACTTGGCTTATATCAAGCTGAAATCCGTGTTTACTGGCGAAACGGAAACATTAAAAGATTTGGGCGTGGTAATGACCCAGTCGGCACTTGACCAGTATGCACTGGCTAATGGTTATGGCAAAACCACATCTGAAATGACAGAACAGGAGAAAGTTGCCCTCCGTCTGGCTTTTGTACAGAAACAGTTATCGGCTGCATCTGGTGATTTCATTCGAACATCTGATTCATGGGCGAACCAAGTGCGAGTTATGCAGTTGCAGTTGCAGTCTCTTAAGGCAACAGTCGGACAGGGATTGATTAATATTTTCACGCCTGTACTGAAAGTAATCAACATTCTACTTGGTAAACTGGCAACTCTGGCGAATGCTTTCAAGTCATTCACGGAGCTTATTACTGGTAAAAAATCATCTGGTCAAACGAGCGGAAGTGGGGCGGGCCTTGCCGGAACGGACGCGATCGCAGATACTGCAGATCAGTATGGACAGGCGGCAGACAATGCAGAGAAATTGGCGGATGCCAATAAAGATAATGCAACAGCCACGAAAAAAGCAAATAAAGAAACAAAAAACTATCTTTCATCGCTTGATGAAGTTCACAAAGTCACATCTACAGGTAGTGGTTCATCTTCCACGCCATCTTCATCTGGTGGAAGTGGCGGAACAGGTAGCAGTGGTCTTCCGAGTTCAGTAGGAAATGTGGACTATGGCAATCTCGCAGAGGGCGAAACCGCACTGGACAAAATCAGTGATTCTGCCAAGAAGCTTGCTAATCTGCTCAAGAAGCTCTGGAAACCATTTCAGGACGCATGGAAAAAAGAGGGCAAGAATACTATTGACGCGGCAAACATTGCTTTGTCGGGAATTGCAAAGCTTGCTAAGAGTGTAGGCAAAAGCCTCGTAGAAGTCTGGACAAATGGCACAGGCACAACGATGCTTACGACCATGCTGAGGATTGCTCAGAATGTCCTTATAACAATAGGAAACATTGCATCCGGTTTTGCCGATGCGTGGAATAAGAACAATGTTGGAACGCAGATCATACAGAACATCGCAGACGCTCTTGTGGTAGTTATGCAGTTTGTTGAGAAAATTGCAGAGGATACAGCGACATGGGCGGCGAACCTTAATTTCTATCCTCTACTGGAATCTATCAGCAATCTGACCAGTACGTTTGCACCGATCCTGGAATCTATCGGAAATGTTCTTGAATGGATCTATAACAATATTGTCCTCCCAATGCTCAAATGGCTGATTGAAACGGGAATTCCAATAGTGATCAACCTAGTGTCTGATTTGGTTGGATTCTTTACAGACCATCAATCTATTATCGAAGCATTTGGCGCAGCTCTTATAGGTGCATTTGCGGCAGGAAAGATCGCAGTACTGGCTAAAAGTATCAGTGGAAGCATCACAACCGTTATGGATTTTGCAAAAGGTCTCATAGCATTGATGACTGGTTCTGGTGGAATTATAGGCGGTATTAAAGCTATCGCAACAGCAATTGGACCAGGTGGAATATTTGCAATCGCAGTTACAGCATGTATCGCAGTTGGCGTATTACTGTACAAAAACTGGGATAAGATTAAAGAAGTTGCAGGAATTGTCACATCTGCCGTTGTTGGCTTCTTTAAAAAAATGGGAGAAGGTGTCGGATATCTTATTAAAGATTTGAAGGAAACCGTATCTGGAATATGGAATGCGATACTCACTCTCACATCAACTATATGGAAAAAAATTGTAACAACCGTAGGAAATAAGGTCTCAGCTATCTATACAGGAATCGTAGATAAATTCACGAAAGCCCGAGATAAAGTAGTTGATGTCTTTGAAGATATTAAATCCACGATACGACGTGTACTCAATAAGGTCATTGGTATCGTAAATGGCGCAATCGGTACGGTGAACGGTGCGATCAGCGGAATTGAATCCGCATTTTCTTTTGGTCCGTGGAAAGTACCTACACCATTCGGTTCTAAGACGATCGGGTTCAGCGCAAGCTTTCCAAGAGTACCGACTATTCCATATCTGGCAAAAGGTGCAGTTATTCCACCGAGGTCAGAGTTTTTGGCAGTTCTTGGCGATCAGAAGAACGGACGTAACCTTGAAGCACCAGAGGGAGTTATTAAGGATATCATTGATGATGCATTTGCAAGACATCAGCAGAATAGCACTGGAAATGTCAGATTTACCGCTCAAATCAATCGCAGGACGGTGTTTGATGAAATTATTGAAGAAGCAAAATTAAGACGTGATACAAGCGGCAGAAATCCGTTTGAACTGGCATAGGAGGTGAGTGTATGGCATCTATATTATTGAGCAAATCTATAACGGATAGGTATAAGATAAACGGCAAGCGCATGCCTCAGCCAGACAAGGATATGACGTGTAATTTTGAAACAACATACTCAGAAGGAAGTAACCGTACGCAATTTGGAAAAGCCATATTGGTTCCGTTATTTACAGTTGTTCAGTATGGCTATGAGGCTAGCAACATACCGGTGGCAGAAGCAGAAGAACTTATAAACGCAATAATACATGGAAAACCTTTTAATTTGTACCACTATTCCATCAGACACCATGATTGGCGCACAGAATCATTCTATGTTGGAAAAGGAACGTTTTCCATGGCTTGTGTGGCACCTGGTGAAGAATACTATTCCAAGATATCTTGTAACATGCAGGGGGTGAATCCACTTGATTAATGTATCAGACGCGTTTAAACAGAAATTACAGGACGGAGAAAAAGTCTGGCAGGAAGTGAAAATCACCTTTCCTGACGGAACTGTAAAAACAGTGAAAGATGAAATCATGGGCGAAAACTGCACTTTTTCCGATTGTGCAGAAAGTAGCAGTTTTCCAATCGGTTGCGTTATCTGCAAGTCCATGACTTTGGAGTTGGACAACACCTCCGACCAATGGAAAAACTATAATTTCTACATGGCAAAAGTTCATGCGTATCTCAAAATGAAGATTGATGCCGATACTATTGAGACTATCGACAAAGGTGTATATACGATTACGGCACCGGAACAGTACGGCGAAATTCTCAGTTTTGCTGCATTGGATGATATGTATAAGACCAACGCGGTTTTCTCAACGAAACTAGTTCTTCCGCAGACGGTCGAGAGTCTGGTGAGGGACGCATGCGGTACTCTTGGCATCACAGCTGGCTTTTCGAAGATGACACATGGCAATCTGATTGTCAATGAACTCCCAAAAGATATGACATATCGTCAACTTTTCGGATGGGCTGCCATGCTTGATACCGCGAACGCTCGTCTGGACAGCAACGGAAGCTTGCAGTTTGTCGGATGGAATCTGGACGTTACTCCGAGCATTGAACTCAAAGATTATATCAGCATGCCGGCAGTGTCAAGTGACGACATAGTGATAACCGGAATCAATATAATAAGCGGTGATAATTCTGGAACATACGGAACTTCCGGCTACATTTTGTCCATGGAAAACAATCTTGTGGGTGAATCCGATCTTGCAACAGTGGCAGCACAGATTGGTGATTCCATTATCGGTACAAAATTTAGGAATCTCCAAGGAGACATGGCGTTCAACCCATTGTTGGAATTTGGTGACGTGGCTTATACTTATGATCGTAATCTTAACCAATACGTCACTCCTCTAACAGATGTATCATGCACAGTTAACGGAAAAACTACTCTAAAAACACAGGCTGACGACCCGATCAGAGGAATGAGTCTATATTATTCTGGAGCCACAAAAGCAATCGTTGCAGCGCGCCAGCTTGTCGAGAAAGAAAAAAACGCCAGAGAGCTAGCAATCAAAAAGTTGCAGGAGTCTCTTTCTGCCGGAAGTGGACTGTTTGCGACTTACGTTCAGCAAGAAGACGGAAGCACAATCTCGTATTTTCACGACAAGGGCACTCTGGAAGAATCAAAAAATGTGATCAAAATTACATCCGAGGCAATCGGTGTGTCAAATGATGGTGGCAATACTTATCCATTTGGCTTCCAGCTGACCGGAACGATGATAACTAAACTCCTGTACGCTGAGGGCATTAATGCAAACTACATTGATACTGGTGCATTGACGGTAAGAGACAAAGGCGGAAATATTCTTTTCCAAGTCGATATGGACACCAAAACGGTTGTTATCAACCCAGATGTTTTGATTGTCGGAAATATGACATTGTCCGAGAAATTGAAAAACATGGATGAGAATATTGCATCTGCCAAGAATATGACATTCCAGCTGTCAAACGATATGCAGACGATCACATCTGACGCAGACGGAAACATTCCGGTATTTCCAACAGTGACAACTACAGCGAAAGTTATGTATGGCTCAAATGATATCACCAATGACTGTAGCTATACCGTGACGAAATCAGACAGTGTAACCGGCTCTTGGGATGTCAATACGCACACCTATACAGTCACAGGACTGACTGCCGATGATGGATGGGTAGATATCAAAGCAACATATCTGGTTAATCTGTCCATTACGAAGAGATTTACTGTTTCCAAACAACGATCAGGTAAGCCGGGATCTGCCGGAAAGGGAATCAAAGGTACTCCGAAAAGTCAGTATCAGGTGTCCGAATCGGGCACAACTGCTCCGACTGCAACATGGTCAGATGTAGTTCCGAAAACCAAGGAAGGACAATTTCTCTGGACAAAAACCGTTACGGAATACACTGACGGAACAAGTACTACAGGATATTCCGTTGCCTATATTGGAAAGAATGGGACCAATGGAACTAACGGTACTGATGGTAACGGAGTTATCGGCACAGAAGTAACTTATCAAGCATCCAACAACGGAACAACTCCACCTACAGGAGAATGGAGTACAACGCCACCGTCCGCAAAAGAAGGACAGTACATCTGGACAAGAGTTGTCACAAAATACAGCAAAAGTAGTCCTGTGACAGCTTATTCTGTCGGAAAAATCGGTGAGAATGGAAAACAGTTATATACTTGGCGCAAGTATGCGTCCATGTCAGATGGTTCTGATACGACTGATAGTCCGGACTATGTAAAGCTGTTAGATAGTACCGGAAGCCTTATTCTGGATAGTACCGGAGCAGAAATCTATACAGTCACAGAAGCAATCTATGTTGGCATCGCGGACAACAAAACTACGGAAACACCATCCGATAATCCGAAAGATTATATTTGGAGTCGTTTCCGCGGCGAAGACGGAGCGGATGGAATTGGCATTCCGGGAGAGAACGGAGAAACTTCTTNCGGACAACAAAACTACGGAAACACCATCCGATAATCCGAAAGATTATATTTGGAGTCGTTTCCG